TTTGTTTAATTCCGTTGTGCGGTTTGCATTGTAAACGGATAATTCTAATAAATCTTCTGCGGCTGCTGTAAAAACCTGCAACATATTATATGCAAGTTCCGCGCCGACAACTAAGAAGTCAGCAAAGCGTACTGGACGCCTAACTTTGTTATCCATCCAGTACACCCCGCTTCTTAAAAGTTGTTACTTCTTTACTGGCTTACCTGGCTTTGGTGTTCCAGCGAATGGTGCCATCACCTTACCGCCTGACACTGTAGTTGTAGCTCCCATCGCGCCTTCAGTTGGCTTTGACATTGAAGCTGGTGCTTGTGTTCCTTTTTTCATATTTCACCTCCCTAGAAGTTATGCCGCGCCGCCGATTGATGCGAGCAATGATGCAATATCTGGTTTTCCTTGTGGACCGCCAGCAGCAGGGGCTGCACCGCCAGTTGTTTCCATACTTGGCTGCGAGGCAGAGGCGGGAGCCATACCTGCTACTGGGGGCTGAGGCTGCATCGCTGCTGTCTCAGGCTGAGGTTCTGGCGTAAACGCCTTCTCCACAACAGTCTCAATGTTCATACCCTTTTGACGGTTCTTGATCATCTCCGCAAAGGAACTAATAATCTTCATTGGGTCTTGACCCTGTGCAACCATCTGTGGGATTGCAAGTGCAGTCTGACCGATAGCTGCACGAAGTGCATCGCGCATCTCTTCAATATCAACCTTCTGTTCTTCCTGACCGACGTTGATTTCAATAGGAAGTTCACGGCGTACATAGTCGCGTGAAACAAGTTTATCGCTACGCATCTGTAGCAAAGCCACTGTTGCGTTGTTTGGATTCATACCAGACATAATGCCGTAACGGACATCTACTGTGTAGTCGCCGTTGATGGCTCTAGCTGGTGCATACTTTATCGTGTAAGGAGTTCCATCATCCATACCGCGAATTTCTTTAACCTTGTTACCAAAGATTTTTTCATCGGTTCTGAAACAAATGCCGATAAGCTCAACAAACATACGAGCAAAGTGAGACTGCGCCGCCTTGATTTGTGTGTCAAAACCAGCTTGAAGGGCTTGAACACCGCGACCTGTAACAATCGAAGCATCTGAGTTTCCTCCACGAGTTTCTGGATAACGGGCACCGGTACGAAGTTCACGCTCTAGTACACCTGACTCACCGAATACACCGGCTGGGAGTTCCAAAGGAACGCGACGGATACCCTGTGGGTTAGCAGAACGCATAATTGAGTCTGGTCCGAGTGCAAGTTCTTGCACATCCTGTGGGATAGCAATAGGTGCTTGGATAGATTTCTCTGCTGCTTGAATCTGTAGTACTGCAAAGCGAGCACGAGCAAGCTGGACGCCTAGCACATCGTCATACTGTCCACGTGCTTCACCATCAATAGATGGACGCATAGCCACACGGACCATACATTCACCGATTGGGTTAGGTGTATTTGCTAGAACTAGACCCTTACGGTCTGGTAGATAGATAAGATCTTGGTCTTTGTCGTGGTATCTGACCAGAGATAGATAAGGAGAACCTGGCGTGTACTGGTTTTTACCAACGATTTCTTCGTAGTGTTCAGGGTATAAAGAAGCCAAGGTCTGTGCATCCATACCTACAATCTGAGTAAGAGATAAGCAACGACCAAAACGGTCAATCTCTGGGTATGCACCAAACGGGTTAATCAACTTCATAATTGGGTTGGACTCTTCGTAATCAAGTTCAACGCGACCAATAAGCATTCCGTAGGTGTTATACCAATCAGCGCCGGTATACATTTGTACGCCTAATTCTGAACGGTCTACATAGTAGTTTGCAATACGTCCACGTAGATCTGCGGCCTTGCGTGCTGTATCGGAAACGGTATTAGATGCTGAACAGTTAAATGATGGCAGTGGTGCCATAGACTCTGCAAGGTCGCGTGCAGCGACGTCAATGATGTTAGCGACGAGTGGCTTTGGGTATTCATCAGAAAACATAGATGGGTATACCTTGGAGATATCCCCTTGACGTACCGAAAGGACGTCACGCATACGACCGTCACGCGCTGCGTACTTGGTCTGTAAGCGTGCTACCTTAGCGGTAACCTCTTTAACTGTTAACATTGTAATCCTTTATTTAGCTCTGCCCGTCTTACGATCTACATAAGTACGGTTCTGCAACAACGCTCCGAAAAATTCGCTACGCTCAGTCTGCAATTTCTTTTTGTTTTCAGAAGTCTTATTCTTATTGTAAGTTTCTCCTGCATTGCCCCAGTCGCCTAGTTGTTCATCAACATTTTTGGCGTACTGTTTAACCTTGTTAATTGGATTTTGCATAATTAGAAACCCTGCATTTCTTGACCAGCAACCTTAGTAGGCCACTCAACGTAGTCAATGATGTCAGCTTCAGCTGACGCCTTGCGGTACTTAGCTTCTACCATTGGGTTGATTTGAGGCATCATTACTGCGCCCTTGTCAATGTATACTTCTTCGCCTTCGGCGTTTGTCTTAAAACTTGGTGTGAGTGCCATTACTTCTTACCCTTTTTCTTCATCATCATAGCCATACCAACTTTAGTCTCACGGGCTTTTTCAGCTTTTGATTCACCCTTTTTGAGTTCTTTCTTCTTAGTTGCTTTTGACTCTGTCTTTTCGTAGGCTGCGTATGCTGCCTTCTTTGTAATCTTCTTTGCTGCTGCCATTGTAGTCTCCTATACGAATGTTGTGTTCTGTGCTGCTAGTGCTTCGTCAATGTTAATGACGACGCGTTTTCCCAGCTCTGCACGAGATAGGAAAGGATTTTTTAAGTGGTGCGTTGCGTACTGACCGTAGTTGAGCATTTCACGTGCTCGGATCTCACAGAACCAGAGCGCCATTACAATATCGGTCTTACCCTTAGTCGTTGGTGTCCACGTAATCAACTGCTCTACTAGAGCCTTGATGTTCTCTGTCTGATCACTAGGTAGGTGTATCAAGTTGTCGCGGTGATGCTTACCGTCTGCCTGCTTGGTACCAAAGAGGGTGGCCATAGATGCCACACCGAAGCCTGAGTCCCACTTATTAGAACCAGTATGGTGTTCTTTAAGAATTACACCACGTCCTGCCAAGAATAAACGAATGCCTTCATCCTGAGTAAGGAAGGCCTGAAATGCGTTCTTCTCAATAATCCACTCGGACGGGCTGTACATCTGCGTCCAGTTAATAATGATGTCACGGATCTGCTGCGGTGAGGGACGCGTAATCTTCATAACGTCTACGATGTAGCGCTTAGAGGTATTACGATCAATGGCGTAACAAACTGCAGCAGTATCACCGACGATAGCCGGGTCCATTCCACAGATAAAGGTAAAGCCACTTAAATCTTTGGGATGACCGGGGTGTCCCATCTCAAGACGACCTGCCTTACGCATTCCGTCCATAGAGCCACGCACACATACTGGGTCAAATGCTGCGTTTTCAGATACGTCCTGTTGCTGGTAGACCAGCGCCCAGGTTGAAGCGTCCATAGCTTGGCGTTCGTTATATAGGTTACGACCAGACCATCTAGGATATAGACCGTCTTCGTTCTTATCGGCTTCCTCTTGTCCATCAAATGGAGCATCAGAGTGTGGCCATAAGGTAACCCACTTGTCGGGGTCTTCGTGTATCTCAAGAAGTGCCGGCATCGCCAGATATTTCCAAGGGACTTGGCCACCTGGGTAACGGTCTTCTTGGCGTAGCTCGCGGTATAAATCAACGCTGGCCACACGAGTACCGATAACTACTAGCTTACCGGTAGGGTTAAGACGAGAGCGTACGTCCTGGGTTAGCCAGCGTATCTGCTTCTCAAACTCGTTAGCGTTTTTAAGTGTGACCGCGTCATCAACAATAATCATATCGGCACGCTTGCCGTAAATCTGACCGCCAATACCAACGGCCTCAATGTTCGGATCCTTTTCAGAAGACTCACGAAGCTCATCACCGAAGGTGACGCGGGTTGCCTGCCAAGAAGCGGTCTTAGAGTTAAACCCTACACCAGCAGCATAAGCACTTTGGAGGTCTGCATACATAGGATGCGTTAGTCTTTGCTTGATGGCGTAGAGAAAGTCTGCAGCTAGTTGCTGCGTCTGGGATACAATCAGAACTCGGAAGTTCGGGTTTTGAGCTACCTTCCACGTGACGTAGTCTACGGTGACCGTAATCGACTTGGCGTGGTTTGGCGGAATGTTAATGAGAACACGGTTGCTTGCTAGCCCCGGTTCAAACTTCATACTCGGATGGAGCCAGCTAGGCTCACGTCCTTCAATCACATCTATGAGGTTTACCTGATGTGGGAAAGTCTTGGAGTGTAGAAACTTCTGGCGGAACTCCACGAAGTCAATATCGTGAACGTCTCCACCTTGGAACTGCTTGTCCTTCAGGCCGAGACGGGTACGATCTACCTTGTCTGCAAAAACCTTATCGGTGCGACGGTAGTACTCATACGTCTTCATCGACTTACCGGCGGAACCGCAAGCGGCGTCGATGGTCATACCTTCTGCAACGCAGCCGAGGATAATCCTCTTAGCTATATCTGCTGAATTCTCTGCCACGTATTGCTCCTAATAGTCTTGACGGGCCGGAATGCCCTTTCATTTATACTAGGGAATGTAAATTTTTTACTGGGCAAATTGTCTCAAATACTGAGATACTAGTGATCTAGATTTAGATAGACCTATCCCGCATTTAGTGGTACAGCTCGCTTCGCCCTAGGGGGCTACGCGAAGGGTTTCACCCGAAGCGTACGGGTCGTAAACCGGACTCTTCCCCGCTTTACTCCCCTACTATATATAAGGCGCGAAGAAAAGCTCATTTCGCGTTTTAGAAATGTGATGTGTAACACATACAGTATAACCGCAGGTCAGCAGCTATATTAGATCCGTTTCACTTTAGCAAATATATTTTTCTGGGGAGTATATACACCACCGCGCTGGAATTTTAACACGGGGGGACACGCCCGACCGCGTTGTTGGCTATGCACAGGGCTGTCCACAGGCTGTGGATAAGGTTGTGGATAACTTTTGCAGTTTTTTGCAGGGCGGACTCAACCTACGGCAG